TATTTTAATGTATCTGTTTTTATAATGTCTATTCAATGCATCTACTGCTTCTTGTTTAGTATAAAATGCATTAACATACTCTGGATTTTTACTGTACTGATTGATTATCTCCTTCAGTTGCTCCGCTTTCTCGTCCCTGTTCTGCATTCTCATTTTCTTCTTTTTTATCAGTTGAACCAAATCCACCACCACGATCTTCGCCTGCTAATTCCTCTACAATTACAGGCTCCATCTTCGGATAAGGCATTACTACTAATTGAGCAATCTTTTCACCTGGCTGATAGATTGTAGGAAGAGCATCTGTAGTAATCTTGAATTTAACAAGAATCTCACCTTTATAATCGCAATCTATAACACCTACTGCATTACACATTGACATAGACTTCTGAGAAACCGATGATCTCATAAAGATTAAACCCACATGACCTTCAGGAATCTCTACTGACAAACCTGTATGATATACTAATACTAACTTACCACTCTTATCAAATTCCTGAGTAAAGGAAATTGCTGTTAAATCTAAACCAGCATCATTAGGGTTAGCATAACTAGGTAATACTGCGTCTTCTTGTAATTTCTTAAATTTTAATTCCATATTATTTTCTTACTATATTGTGTCCTAATATTATTTCTGTTGCTTGTGCTGCTAAATTTGCAGCATAATCTTCAAGGAATTGACTACGATTCGTGTCCTGTAGTATCTGTCTCAGATACAGTAGTATCACTTGTTGATTCAGTAGTATCTTGTCTAGTTTTTCTTCCATGCTTTGCATAGTATAATAATGCAATACTATTCCATGCTATTGCTGCTTCATGCCTTACTTTAGTTTCTGAATCAAATTCTTCATAAGTAGAAGCGTATAAATGTCTTAACAATGCACCTTTGTATCTTTGATAACCGTTCTCTAAATTCTGCCAGTTATTATCACCATACTTCTTAGCTCCTTCTGTATATACTCTGGCAATATCTTCAAGACAATCAAGAGGCATTAATTCCCATCTTGTTTTGTCATCTTTCTCGTCATTCTTTTTTCCTTCCTTTTGCATTCTATAAAATCTTCAAGTTGTTCCACACACCAAGTAACTAAATAAGCATATTGTTCATTTCCTTCATTATATCCTTCTGCATTCATTGATAAATAATCATATACAGCATCTGCATAATGGATTGATTCATGAGCTAAAGTAGAACAATGGAAATCATCTAGTACTATTAATATACCAACAGCTCTAGAATATTTCTCTCTGACCAAGAACGTAGCTCCCATTACACTACTTAGTTTGGGACGATCTCTTTCTGGTTCATCATTTCTAAGTTCTTTGGTAGTAAGAAAGAAATCAAAAAAATCACAAGCATCTTCCCAATCATCCAGAGTAGTAACATAAAGATTTACAGGATATAGATTTTGATATAAAAAAGCTTTAGTTGTTTTGTTTTTCATTCTCTCTGGTTTTTTCATACTTTCTTTTTGGTTTGATTTTGAATAAATACCCAAACATTATTGTTTTAGTATCTTCATCATTTGAAATAACTCTATTTGCAAATTTAAACGGGTGATTACAAATTACTTCTACTACTTGATGTGGAATATTATATTTATTTGCTAATTGTATATAGATATTAGAAGTTTTTTCCTTTTGAATCATATACTATTCTATAGTATTTATTTTTAAGCAAACCATCGATTGTAAATGATTCTACGTCTATTGTAGAAGGTCTAATTATATTTATCACACTAAACACATCCTTTGTGTCGTTGTTCATCATAACGTGTTCTACTACTTCTAACTTAAGAGCTTTTTCTTCCTTTTTACTATATGGTTTGATAGGTTCTAAAATTATATATCTATCTTTTTCTTTTACTTTGATGTTCGTGGTTTCTACAAACATAGAAGAATTTCCAAAGTAAAGAGTATACTTATTAAATGGTAATTCTTTTCTCATTAATTTATTCCACCAACATTTTAGTAAACCATATTTCTTATAGATAAGAATGGAACCTGTTTTTATATCTAAACATTTCATTTTATTCTCAGTATTATCGTTAGTTGCAAACGATCTCCAATAACAACTGGTATCAGAGCCTTATTTACGCTAAGTTCGTCTTCAGCAGGTCCAGCTATTAAAATACCCTTCTCTTTGAAAGACTTAATGTATCTACTTAGGTTATCCTTAGTAATACCTAAATTCTCAATGATATATTTTCTATTATATCTGTTTGCTACATTCTTATTTGAGTTAGGTTCCTTAACGTATTCCATATCCATTTTGATAAGTGTAGCCATCAATTCAAGCTCTCTATCGGTTAGCCTAAGTATTCCATTAAGCGCTTGTAAAAACTCTGGTATCAATTCTTCATTTGATACGGTTTTTACTAGTTTATTCATTTATGATTGTCTCGAGTTTATTTAACAATTTCATCATATTGAAATATACAGTATCGTGTTCTACCTTTACACAAGTTTGAATTTTACCTTCCTGATACTTTTTCTCAATATTGTTCTTACGTTGATTGTAAGTATTCTTCAATTGAGCAATAATAGTACGAATCTGTCTGATTTTCTTCTCATCATTAGATTCAACAGTAACATTTTCAATTGGCTCAACTAAACCACTTTTAGCATATTCCTCAATCATATCACATGATACAGCTACGTTTACTTGGGAATAATAATTTTGTGAGTCAGAAGATTTCTCATCAGAGAACGTATACATATCATTATCCAAAGTAAGGATATCACCTGATTTTAATACACCAAAAGGTTTAATAACTTTATATTCTGTAATCATAATTATTTAATGATATTTATTATTTGTTTCATTTTATCTTCTCCAATTTTTCTTGAAGAAATCGTAGTTTCTATACCTAATCCTGAACAAGGATCTTTCCAAGCTTTACATACTTTGCAGTATTCTTTGCTTTTCCGTTTAGCATCAAATGGGCATTTTTCCCTGACTGTTGTAATAGTAACTCGGTAATCTGACATAGTATTTATTTTTTAATAGTTCCAAGTGCTAATTTAATCCACTTGTTTACGTCAAAATCAGGATCTTTTTCAGATATGATTCTGCAATTGTTTGAAGAATCACATACTTCGTATTGTTTGGGTTGGGTTACTAAACCCATTAGACTAATTGCTTCATTCTTGGATAATGTTAATTCTGTAGCATTTTCCATAGAAGGATTATTAACGTCTTCTGGAACAAATACTTTAATTATACCATCATCTTGTATTTGAATGAACTTTGAGTACTCACCCAACATATTATTTATCATTTCTTTAATCATATCCATATAACGCAAATATTCAAAAAAAGTTGCATATTTTATACAATAAAAAAGGGGTTAACTTTATGCTAACCCCTAGTACATCCAACTACAACCACGATTAATTAAGACTACGCTTAGTCTTTAAAATATTTTTCTCCTTTT